AGGATTAATAATACAATCTTCGGCAAGAGTTACGCCTAGCTTATCTAAGATAGGTTGTATTGTAATATAAAGAGAGTCTGTATCTCCACTTAAAATTAATGACTCATCTACTTTAAACGTATCTTTAGCAAACTTATTAATAATATTACCACCAGCCTTTGCAACAGCTTGCCCGGTTAAAGTAATAGAGGATGCATTATCAATATCCATGAAAGCAGAATGTTTATTTGCAAACGTACCGTAAATAGAGTTCAAAAGAATCTTTAGTGTATATTGAAGAGTATCAAAATATTGAATTGAATCAGTCGTTTCTTTATCGTCTTTCTTTGTCTTCTTAAGCTCGATCATCTTCTTACGGGCATAAACACGTTCGTCGTAAATACTATTAATCAGATTAGGACAGACTCCTTTAAATTTTTGTGAATATAAGACACCCGCCTTAGATAGAGCAACATTCTCGTCTTTAAGAAACTTCTTTAGCTTATCAACAGTAAGAGTAAATGAACCACCGTTAACTAGCTTAATACCTACCTCCTTATCTGTTTCAATATCTCCTGTAATAATCTTACCCAGCTTTGTTTCAGGTGAAATATTTAAAGTGATAATAGTGTTCGGGTATAGAGAATTAACATCAAAGCTTACAATAGCTTCTTTGAGTCCACGTTCAGGCTCTCGTACGTAGCCGCCCTCAAGTGCTTCTCTTATCGTCTCATTTTTAAACGTAGGAATAACGTAGCCTTGTTTCTGAGCTTGAAGCGACATTGCACCTGTAACAATAGAAACTTTACCTAAAGCTCTCTCGAAATTTGTACAGCCTTTATAAGCAAGTAGTCGAATGATTTTAAGGTAATTGAGCTTATCTTCAAGTTTGCGGAGAAGGTCTACATCTTGAATATTATAGTCTACAAAGTTATCCCAATCAGTATCAGCAAGTGTAGAAAGATTAGTAGCATTAATAGCTAGTTTACCTTCATTAAGCTCATACTCAGCAATATAGTTAAGTGAAAACGACTCTCTATCTCCTTTCGAGTACGTCTTATAAATCTCCATGTAATCTAAGCAACTAATACCTGAAATATACCAACGACCTACATCCTTACCAAACCTAGAAAAGTTCTCTCTGTAATTGATTTCGCGAACCGGTGAAAGCTGTTTAATAAACTCTTCTCCTAGTAAGTTCTTCGCACGGTTAATAATATAAGGAATATCGAACATTTCTGTATTCCAACCAGTTAAAATATCAGGAGGATCTTTTTTCCAGAAGTTTACAAAGCGTTCAAAGAGATCTTCTTCGCAATCACACTTGTAGTACGTTACATTAGGTAGTTTCGGTTTATAATCTTTTTTAAGTCCCCAAGTGTGAATCTTGCCGCTAATAGTATCAAGAATAGTAATAAGTGTTACCGGATCTTTAGCTTTAGCAGGTATAGGAAATTCATTAGGTGAATACGTTTCAATATCGATAAAATATACCTTTAACGGGAACTTACTAAACTCTTCTTTGTGTACATCTTCCTTAAACATCTCAATAAGGAACTGCTGATCAACAGGCAAATTACCAAAGAGACGCGTATTCTTTGTTTCGTTTACAAACTTATTGCGCTCAAAAGAATTCTTAAAGTAATGCTTCTTAAGAGCAGTCTTAAAAATAGAGGTACCTTCAGAAGCTCCTTCCTTTTCAGTATACAGAAAAGGTGTAAAGTTAACTTCGGTATCTATACGATCTCCGTCTTCAGTCCAAGTACGAAGGTAAACAGAGCCTTCTTTAGGATTATATGTTGCGTTTCTATACACTAATACAATACTATACCCGAGCTACTTGGCAATCAAGCTTTATTTGGATTTGTCTCAAGTAGGTACTTTCTTTCTGAAGATCCAAAGTTAGTAAAATACGCTTCGTGATGTTTACCTAGGTTTCTCTCATCTTCAAGCCAAAACCTCTCTGCATGTTCACGTGAACGCTTACAGAGTTTGGTGTATTTGTCTTGATCTTTAAGAGCATACTTAATTTGATCGATAAACTCGTCTCCGGTCTTATACTTGAGCATAGCATCCTTATACGTAACCATATCAGGGCAGATACAAGGAATTCCCATTGCGCCTGCTTCGATGAGTTTAATATTACTCTTTGCTCTGTTAAAGTTATTATCTTGAAGAGCTGCAAACGCAAGCTGAGTCCCAGAATTAGCCATTACCCCCGGAAAGTCTGGAAGTTGTGCCCATTCCTTATAAATGATTTCCCCAGAATCAATAAACGGTTTAAGAGGTAGCGGATAGCAACCGTAAAACTGCCACTTAAATTGCTTTCTTGTTTTAATTACTGCATCAACAATAGTGGTAAAATCATCATTCTGATTAGTTCTATTAGTAACATCAACGTGAGTACCGGACGCAAAAATAGAAATGATCGGGCGCTTTTTATTTTTGTCATAACCTTTAATAAGATTTTGAAGATTGTAATGACGATCAAACCACCACTTAAGGAGATAGTTCGGTATAACCGTAGTATTTTTATTACCGGTCTTTTCAATAAAATAATCTCTCATGAAGTCACAAGTAACTGTAACCTCATCACACATATTCATAATATCAAGAATAGACCCGCGAATTTCGTCACTTGTAAAAGCGTCCTTATTACGATTATAGTCGGGAATATCCTCTCTAAAAACAATATCATCAATTTCGTAAATAAGCTTGAACCCGACCTGCTTACTAATTTCTTTTAGAAGTCTGACAAAGTCTCTTTGTATAGGTGTAGCTTGACGTTGTATTTTAACAGCTTTAACACCTTGATAGAATCTTGGATCAAGAACCATAGTTGTTAATTCAACAATGACAGCTTTATTATAAAGATTTAACATTAAGTTAGGTGCCATACAGCGGTAGAAACTGCATCCTCCGTAATCAGCAAGATAATTTACAGCTCGATCTAAACCTTGACCAGGAACTTCAGGAGGAGGTAATTCAACATTACCTCTTGTAGGTAGTACTTGCCAGGTGCTAGGTATATTTGGCGGAAGACCTAGTGGAGAACCCATAATATGTGAAAGCCCGGATTGATTGGCAATAAAGTTAGACATAGTGTTATAATATATAGGTAAAGCCGTTACGTTTTTCCAGGAAAAGAGTATTATCAACTTTTGCTGTAATAGCGGTACCACGATGAGTCACAATATAACAATTTTCGTTATAATTTTGTGACCGGTCGCGTAAAACCTTAAGAACTAATTCTACACCTTTATCATCTAGCGATGAATCCAGGAGCTCATCATAAAAGATAGTACTAAAGTGTACATCTCCTTGCATGCGACGAATATCCAAAAACGCAAATAAACAGGCAAGATCTATACGCTTACGTTCTCCCCCTGAGAAGTTAAAGTATGATTTTTCCACACCTGTTTCATCAGTAACAGTTTCATCAAAATACTCATTAAACAGACAGAGACAATTAGCTTGAAGCGCTTCGAGATAGTGAGCTAAACGAGAGTTAAGTACCTTCAGTATCTTTCTTACAATATACGATTTAACACCTTCTTCAGATACAACAAACTTTACACACTCAAGAACAGATAATTCATTATCAAGTTTTTCAATTTGTACCTTATTATCATTAAATTCAGTTTCAAAATCTTTTACAGTTTTTTCTAATTCAGTATTTGTCTGATTGCTAATATTGTTATATTCGTTAGTAAGATCATTATTTACCTCTGTAAGAAAATTAATTTTTGAAGTTATATTATTGTTTGCAGATTTAATGCCGTTAACACTTATTTTCTTTTTATTGATTGTATTATATTCTTCTTCTTTCGCTTTCTCCGCTATATCAAAAGAATTAACAATAGTAGATGCTTCCTCATCTTCTTTTAAAAGTTCATTTATCTCACTATTAATACTTTCAATATGCTCTTCTTTATGTTTTAAGTCATCTTCAGGGTATGGTCGCTTACATGCTGTACACACCGAGCCAACTTCTTGAGCACTATCAAGTTGCTTCTTAAGCATACGAATATTAGTTTTAATTTCAGTAGACTTTTTAAATGCTTCCTTATGATCTTTTTGTATAGTTTTTAATTCATTATTAATAGTACTGACCTTATCATCTATAAGTTGATCGATATTATCGGGAAGAGATGTTATTTGTTTTTTTATATCTTCTATTTTAGAATTATTATCACTAATCTTTTTTAGTACTTCGTCAGCTTTACTTTTTTTATTATCTTCAAAATGTTCTAACTGCTGTTTACTAGATATATAGCTCTTTTCTACTGTTTGATTTTTTGCGAAGACAACTTCATAATCTCTTTTAATGTCATTATATTCCTCCCGTACCTTAAAAAGCATATCAGAAAACGCTTCAAGGTTTAAAACACTTTCAATAAATTTTCTCTTATCTATCTTTGACTGAGCCATAAACGGTACAGTATTATTGATAGTCATAATGACAGAGTTTTGAAATACTTTACCTGTCGACCTAATAAGTTTTTGAATAAACTCGTTAGTCTTTGCCATTGTTGAGTGAGTAATATCAACACCGTCTTTAGTTATAAAGCACTTAGTTGGTGAAATAGATCTTGTAATTTGATAGTTATTAACAATACCGTTATTACTTGTTTGAAAGTCAAGCTTTACCTCACAAGTTTTCTTAGTTTGCGAATTAACAATAAGTTCTTTATTAAGCTCACGAATTGTTGAACCAAAAAGTGCAAAATATAATGCATCAACAATTGTTGATTTGCCTACACCGTTTTTAGAATCTTCTTTATCGTAATTAATACCAGTAATTACATTAATACCATCTTGAAAGTTTATTACAATAGGTGTATCTCCTTCTGATAAAAAGTTACGTATTGATAAAGATTTAAATCTAACTAAGCGCATGTAGCTATATAATAATATAGATTTTTATTTTATCAATTTTTATATGCTTGAATATTATCACTACATACGCCTAAACAACTTTCAACACTATCGTTGTATAATTCAGGTAGTACTGCTATACTATTTTTTATAGGTTGTTTACCAGGGTACGCCCAAATAATACCTTTACTAGTCAATGTTACCATATCATTTTCATGCCAGAAATAATGTATATCTGTACCTGATAATTTCTCTATAGCTTGTACATTCTTACAATGTACCCAAATATTGTTTTTTCTTAATTGTAACCATTCAAATGTTATTAGATACTGAGGTTTATCGTGACCCAAATAAAAATTATCGATATACCATAGATCTATTTCTACATCTATTCCGGTATTAATAACATCAATTATATGTGATGGCTTATTCTCGGTAGTTGTATCCCTTCCGTTTATGTTACCTCGATGCGAAATAAAGATCATATGTAGTTATCTATCAATATGTAGATTCATGAATACGTTTACCATATCATGTTCATCAATACAGTGTTTAATCCACATAGGTTTAATCTCTCTAAAAACATTTGCAAATATATCAGGCGACATACTTAATTGTTCCTCAATAAATGAATAATCAGCTACAAAATTTGTGTTAATAAATTCGAGCTTTATTTTATCTGTCATAGCAAGATATAAACCATAAACAATATAATCAAAATTATAATGATTAAATTCTCTCTTTTTCTCTTCGTAATTTAAAAATTCTTTAAAATTAAAAAACCAAGGTTTGTGATATATAGGTATATCATTAAACCAAAAATAAGCACATGTATTTTCTTGTAAAATTGTATTTTGTAATACTTCACTATTAAAAAATTTTAAACTTTCTGTCATAATAAGTCTAGCAGTAGGTCTTGAAGCTAGATTTGTATATATTTTTTTATTATCTACATATGTTTTAAATAAAATATCGTATGGTAGGGATTTAATAA